CTTCTTTCCAGTTGCGGCGGATTGACAGGATGTCGTTAGAGCCTTTAATCAGCGTGACAACGTACGGCAGCATGATGCCGGTCTCTTCGCCAGAGTCGTCTTTGTCCTCGTAACCTTCAAGGTTCAAATCAACGTGGCACTCATACAAGGTGTAGCGGTCGTCATTCAAGTCACTAAAGCCAGTCTCTTTGTCCTTGGCTTTCTGAATATCTGTCAGATCTTTGGGTGCGTCAGGCAAATCAACGTCAATATAGAAGCCAGCTTGCTGAAGCTTGATGATCTCATTCTTAGTCTTGCGCATGACGTGCGTGATGCGGTAGCAAGTATCTAGATCTGTTGTGCCGTACGGCAGATACATATCTTCCGCAGGAATAAACATGGAGACCTGACGTCCCAAATTGGGATCGTAATAGACCTTCTTAAATGCTGAGCCTGTGGCTGGCAGTGACCAGAGCATGCGCTCATGTTCAGCGCGGTACTCCGTCATGACCTCCGTCAACTCGTAGTTCATGTCGTCTTCAACGTTAGACGCCACTTCTTTCATCTCCGGCGTTTCCTTGCCGATGAGTTTGCTGCGCACAGGCCCTTGAGCTGGGAACGTCTCAGTGATTGTCTCTGCTTGGAAGCGCACAACCGCTTCTGTAATCATCGGATGGAACACACCGCATGCGCCGTTCCAAGGTTCTGTCCGCTCCTCAATCTGCAAGCCCAAAAGCTTCAGACCATCAACGTACGTTTTCTCCCAATCCTTGCGACCATTCTTGTCGTTGTCGATGTCAGACACCAAGTCCCCTGCCAGCGACTGCAAGGCACCACTCTTTATATACTCGGCCAAGTTATCGTCAAAGCCTTCTTCACCGTCGTCTTCTCCGGGCGTAAGAGTAATCTCTAGTCCGTCCATACCGATGGTGACTTCTTCGGGATCAACAATCTCAATCTCAAGTGGTGACTCTTGCTCGCCCAGCGCGTCAATGCCCACTGGTTGTTGGTACAGCGCTTTGTCAATATTCGTTGCCATGTGTAGTCCTAGTAGTATTCGTATTTTTTACGGCGAAAGATCTCAAGGTCGTCTTTCTCGTCCGTATCTAAAGCAATAAAGCCACCTTGCCTAAAGCGTAGCAGCGCCTGTGTTGTCGTATCCACGTAGTCGTCGTGCTCCCCAACTGGGAACGCGGCCATCTCTTCAATCACTTCTCGTGCCCAGCGTGTGTCGGGTGCCCAGACTTTACCACTGCTGAACAAATCCGCAACCGCGTTCACTCGCACCATCTTGTCGTTACCGCGACTGGGGGAAAACTCTTGAACTGGGATTCCCAATGCCCGGAGTTCCTGAATCAACGGGGCCCCGGCTGCCTTTTTCTCAACAATGAACGCATCAGGCTCCCACTCCTTGTATTGCTTAAGCGCCACCACCTTAAGTTCAGGGAAAGCCATACGATCTTTAAACGCATCCAGAAGGATAAGCTGGGGGGAGTCATTTTCTTCCTCGTTGTAGAAGATGCCCCACGTTGTACACGCGGAATAGTCGGAGTTGTTCTTGGTTTCAAACGCCGTATCCCAAGATTGAATGACGTATTCGCACCTTGGTGGATCATCTGGCTCCCAAATACGCCACATCTTGCGTGAAACGATGGCCGAATTCTCAGATGTGGGCTGTTGCATGTACTGCGCGTTCCAATAACGCGGGTCAATTGACGCTTTTGTAGCTTTTAAGCTCTCAAGAGGCCATTGTTCAGGCCAAAGTGACTTCTCGTTGTCCTCATCCTCATTCAAAATGGCCGGAAGCTCCACAATCTCCCACGGAATTGAGTCAGGATTCTTCGCTTGGTAGTCAATTAAGCGCCCAGTCAGGTCTAACAGCGACCAACGCGTCATCACAATGATAATCGCACCGCCCGGCATTAAACGTTGGAGCGGCCCGGTCTGGAACCACGACCATGCGGTATCAAAAGCCAGCCTTGAATTGATCTTAACGTCCTGCTCGGAATGAGGATCGTCAATAACGAACAGATCAGCACCACGACCAGCAAGAGCGCCCCCGACACCAGCAGCATAATACTGACCGCCAGCACTTGTAGACCACTTACCAGCAGCTTTTTGGTCGTCAGCAACCAGTGTTTGAGGAAAAACATCACGGTATTCATCAGAGTCAATCAAGTTACGTACGCGCCGACCAAAGTCTTCAGACAGACCCGCAGTGTGCGTGCCCATGATGATCTTCTTGTTGGGGTACTTGCCAAGGAAGTATGCGGGGAACAAGTAAGAACTGAACTCAGACTTACCCATACGCGGCGCGATATTGATAATCACACGCTTCTTTTTACCCTCGACCACGTCCGTAAAGATCTTAGCCAGCTTCCTGTGGTGGGGGCCAATTTTAAATCCGGGGTACACAGATGTAGCAAAGCCCAGCATGTTCGTCTTAGCGGCTGTCAGGCTAGCGCGACGTTCGCGCACCTCTATATCGTCGAGCAACTCAATCTTGTCTTTCAGGCTCATGAAGGGAAGCGCCTTCTGGATGGCTTCAAGCTCCACCTTGCTAATAGATGTGAACTGCTCAAAGTCCATCTGGCCCATCATTCTTCTCTTCTGGACTATCGTCTGGGCGCTCGGAAACGTCCACCACGTCTATCACTCCCATGAACTTGGCCAACTTATCTTTGATGCGCTGCTCAACTTCAGCATCCGACATCTCAACTTTCTTGACTTCAATCTGCTCAGTGAACAGGCCCACTTCTGTGACTTTGCCTAGCGCGATCAAAGCTTTCAGACGGATGTTAGCGTTGGGGGACTTTGTCTCTTCAACCAGTTTTGCCACCGTGTAGCCCCTGATTTCCTGCGCCATGTCGATGAACTGCCAGTCGTACGCAGCCAACATACCTGTTAGATGTCTTACCGCCGCTGGGGTTTTCAGTTCTGCAAGGCTTGCCTTTTGATCGGCGGTGTCCGTATTGGTAGTCACGGCGTTGAACGCTTTTCGCGCTGCCTGTGTCTGCTGTTGGTTAGCAACCACTTCGTCGTCATCCACACCCAACTCTGCTAACCACTGCTCTGTGGCAACTTGCGCCGACAGAACATCACTGGGCGTCGCGTCGTCCAGTTTTTCAAAGCTTCCCCGAGCGGTGACCTCAGGTTCAAAATGCACCAAGTGATCTAACATGCGTAGGAATCCTTTTCAGTTGCTTCCTCGTTGGCGAGAGTGTACACTTCTTTTCGGCATCGACGCAAGTCCTTGCTTCTCCTTGATGGATTGTTGCCATCTTTGCCCCACTAGTTGACGCTGGTGGGGCTTTTTTTTGCCTCGAGGTTTTTCCAATTTTTATAAAATTTTTTAGGGGTGCTGTGTTTTTGTACAGTATAGGTTAGTCGGATTTTTTAGAAATTGATTTGCGGTTACGAAACAGTGTTCACACCAAGTGGCCATGGCCGCCCTCTATATGGCTTGGTGGGGGTAGGGTGGGGTTCAGCCCACAGGGAATACGATGTCAAGGGTATTTGGCAACCCCTCGTGGTATACTAGATGCATCGGTTGGGAATGTCCTAGCCGATTCGGTTTGCCTCGCCCGTCTGCGAGGCTTTTCTATTTGGAGTTTATCTATGACTAAGTCATTCAATCGTCCTGCTGTGTACGCTGTGTTCAACGATGCGGACAAGTCGTCCGCGAGTTTTGCCGTCAGGCTAATGGAGTTGGGCATCGCATCTCGTGCAGAGGCAAAGCCCTTCGCTATGGACTGGGCTTCTAAGAACCACAACAACGAACCTATCAAGATGGGACAACGTGGCATGACGTTCGTGAAGCGTGACACTAACGCAGAGCGAGCAATGAATCGGGTTTTGGAAGTGTGCTACCCCAAGGCTGACGCACCCAAGCCTAAGACTGGCAAAGCTACGGCCAACAAGGTTGACCCAGTCAGCGCATTGTTCAAGAAGTGGCAAGCACTCAGCGCAAGTGAGAAGCGCCGTTTCACAACCATGCAACTGAAAGCCTGATGCGGACAACTTGTCCGTGAGTTTTTTCAACCAGTTCAGCGGGCGAGGTCTGCCCGCTGTTTCTTTTCTTGTCAATCGGAGTTCATTATGAAACCATCAGCAGTCATATCACACATCGTCTTGTCCATCATCCTCGTAGCTTCCATCATCGGTGGCTTGCTAGGCATGGATGAACACGGCGTTGTTCCCCTATTCGCCTTGCTCACACTTGGCGGGTCATTCGTGCTCGGCACGCAAATCATGTTAATCATCACAGGAGAATAATCATGAGCAAGTCATCTAAGAACAAACACTACGCCCTCTCTCAAATGAAAGAGCTACGCCAACAATACGTGGAGATGGTCGAGCTAGGCAAGCGCAACCACAAAGCCCTCATGCAACACAAGGCACAACTACGTGAGCAACGCATCATCGAAAGCATGGACGAATGGGAGGCAATCAAGCGTGAGTCCAAGCAACTACGCCTCCTCTAACTCGCGGACAATCTGTCCGCATCCATCTCTCCACAACGTATTGTGGAGAAGTGAGGTAAAAGTGTTGTTTTTTCGCACATACCCACCACTTGACACGAGTGGACACACACACGGGCGTCCCGCAACCCGCATGGATACTAGCGTTCGCAATGTCCACGTCCACAATACCTATATATATAAATACAATTTTCATTTAGATATATATATTTGTTTGTTGCTGGGTGTGTCTTGTCGTTCATGTTTTAAAGTTAGCCTTAGTGTTCTTGAAAAATGGTGGGTATTGTGGTCACATCGAGCGCAACCCCGCGTGTATACTACGTTTGGTCTGGTCATCATCAAGTGGGTATGCTCGGAGAATGGTGGGCCAGTTAGGACAGCAAGTGGGCCAGTTAGCCCCAAACTATAAGGAGAAAGTATGCAAATCAAAACGTGCGCTAAATGTGGGGAGTCGCGCCCCCTCAACGACTTCACGTATCTCGCCACGTATGCACAGTCAAAAGCATGGGGCAGAGCAGGCAATGTACGCATGACGCTCGAGTCCAAGAACTGCAAAGCGTGTCGTCCCAAGCGCAAGCCAACGACAAAGCTCAGCGCCAAAGAGATACACAACAAGGTGCAGTCAGGCGACATGAACGTCCTCATGGCCAAACACCTCAGAGAAAAGCAAGCGCAAGATGAGCGCAACAAGCAGGCCATGGCCGCACGCAAGCGATGGCTCAAGGTGTGGAGAGCCGAACTAAGGGAAGCCATCAAGCCAATCACCCGCGAAATCATCAGCGCAAGGAAGGTGTGGGAATACGCCAAAGAGAAGGGCTATGTCGACAAGGCAGAGTTCTACTTTAGATACCACGCGATTCTCAAACACGAGAAAGCTCACATTGAACTGAGCCACGCCACAAACCCACGCCGACCACACAGCGCAAGGTGGGCTGACTACTTAGCCGACAACGTGTTCACCATAGTGCGCGAGATGTGGGCGGGTCTACCGCCTGTATATAAACACAGCAGGATACCCCTGCTAATCAAACACCGCCCCGATGGGCAGTGAAACTCGCGGACAGTTTGTCCGCATAACTTAGGGAGAAGTAATGACGAAACTAGAAGAACTATTGAAACGCGCACAGTCGCTGACATTGGCGATAAGCCATGACGAGGCGCTGACGGATGAGAACAAACGCATAGCCCTTGAGCTTAACGAGGAGTTGAACGAGCTTATCAGTTGGTTTGACCCAAGCTGGGCGTCATACGAGCGAGGGTATGAGTACGACCCTGAACTAATTGAGATAGCACTACGAATGGGGGTAACAGAATGATGGTAACTAAGCCAACAAAGAAAGAGTGGATGCGGTGGGCTAAGAACAATGAGTTCATCTACAAGCCCAAGCCATTCAAGTTCAGACCCCCACGCATCAAGCCTATCAAAGAGGACGACTACCAACTGCTCGACTTCTTGATGTGCCTTGCGGCATACGACTTGAAAGGGTTCACATCCTCTGAGTTCACAGCGGGGAGTCTAAGCTACCTACTACGCACCTATGGCGAGAGCTTCACGCTCATGGGACACAACATCTACAAGTACCACTTAACGGAGATACGCAATGCATACTAAATGGGAACTCTTTGAACGTGTGATGCTACTCGTAGCCATCATTGTTTTAATCCTTGACCTGTTCTATTGGAGAGGGGGCTAACAAAAGAAACGGTCATTCTTTCTTTGTGGCATTTCGCCACGTTTTTAACTCGCGGACAAAACGTCCGCAACTTTTTGGAGATTTATCATGGAACAAACAGTTCAAACAGAAACAACAACGCAACCCACTCAACCATCAATGCCTACTTCGGCGCTGATGACCACGCTCATGGCGCTCGTTGAGAACTACATCAAAGACATCGTGACAGAGCAAGTAACAGCGATACTCACGAACCACCGAACCCTGCGATTTATGGACGATGCATTCAAAGATCAGATCAAAGAGATCGCGACAGAGGTTGCGAGTGAGGCAATCAGTACGCACAACGATGACGAGTATCACATCAGCGAGGATGCCATCAATGACATCGCAACGAGTGCAGTAGAAGATCACGACTTCGAGAGTCAGATCGACGACGCAGTTCATTCCGCGCTCAACGAGTGGGACTTCTCGGAGGTGGTCACTACGGCCATCAAAGACAACGTCACCTTTACCGCAACCATCTCAGTAGACTAATACTATGGACACAACTACGCAATCCCTTGCGTTCGATGAACTCAACGCCTACGGCAAAGCTAACGCTATGTCGCGGTACAACGATGCACCAGATGACTGGGCAGATGAGATCATCGCTCGTGCTAAACAGGACGGCCCCGAGAGGGGCTTTGAGATAGAAGAAGTAGCATGGTCAGGCTTCTCATCGCAAGGTGATGGCGCTTCGTGGACAGGTATGGTGCGCCTACCTCGCTTCATTGAGTACCACAACAAGCCTGAC